AGAAGCAGCAGAGGAGGAAGAACTTCAGTATGTGAAAAAAGAGGAGTTTACAGCAGCTGTAGACGAAATCAAAGCAATGATTGAGGATTTGAAAAAGGACAAAGAAGACATGAGTGTTTTGAAAGCTGATATTGAAAAGCAGAACGAAATCAAAGCAAAAGAGGAATTGGCAAAAATAGAAGTAGAAGCCGAGCCTGTGTATCACAGTCCTGAAAAAACAAAAAAACACATTCAAAAATTATCACATAACAGACCACTAACAACACAAGACATTGTGTATAAAAAACTATTTACAAATTAAACATGGCAACAACAACTAACATAACAACAACTTTTGCAGGCGAAGCAGCAGCCAAATTTATATCTGCGGCACTTACTTCAGGAGTAACACTAAACAACGGATCAATTACTATTGAGCCAAATGTTCGATACAAGAAAGTTCTACGAACTCTTGACACAAACGCAATCGTAACAGATGCAACTTGTGATTTCACACCAACATCAACTGTAACTTTAGGCGAGCAAGTACTTGAGCCTAAAGAATTACAAACCAACCTTCAGCTTTGCAAGAAAGATTTTGCGGATACGTGGTCAGCGATGGAGATGGGTTATTCAGCACACCTCGAAACTCCTGACACACTCGCAGAGTATGTACTTGGATATGTAGCTGCTAAGATTGCAGAAACAATCGAGCTTAACTTATGGAGTGGAGACGATAGCGCAGGATCAGGAAACAACCTTTTTGAAGGCTTTGAGCAGCGTATCACGTCATCAGCACTTGCAGGAGTTGGCGGAACAAGCATCGACAGCTCAAACGTTATCACATTTTTAGCCAAAGTTGTAGACGGTATTGGATCTGCGGTTTACGGAAAAGAAGATTTGAAAATTTGGCTACCAAACAACGTATATCAGAGCTATATCAGAGCTTTAGGAGGCTTTGCAGCCGCAGGCGTTGGCGCAAATGGTTTTGACAATAAAGGAACACAATTCTACACAATGGGCGCAGGCTTAACGTATGAAGGTATTCCAGTAATGCGTGCAGCAGGTATGTCATCAAACAGAGCAATCGCAGCACAAACTTCAAACCTATTCTTTGGTACTGGTTTAATGTCAGACCAAAACGAAGTGAAATTGATTGACACAAGCGAGACTTTAGGAGACCAAAATCTTCGTATTGTCGCACGTTTCACAGCAGGAACTCAAGTAGGAACTGTTGCAGATGCTAAACACTTTACACCTGCATCATAAATGGCTTGTAGTCTAACAACAGGGAGAGGCATTGGCTGCAAGGCTAACGTAGGAGGACTTCAGAATATATATTTTGGAGATCCTGCGGAGTTTACGGCTGCCTCTGTTACCTACGATAGCACAACAGGCGAAATTGAAAATACAGGCATGGCTACTGGCAACGCAAGTATATTCAAGTTTGCTTTAAAAGGTGCGAACTCGTTCACAACCACGATAACTGGATCTGACGAGAATGGCACTATTTTCACAGAACAAAGTCTTGCGATTACGTTGCAGACAATGGATCATGCAACCCTAAAAGAGATAAAACTTTTAGCACATAGCAGACCGAAGATTTTTGTTGAAGATAGAAACGGACATCTATTGATGCTTGGTTTAGAGAATGGAATGACTCTAACAACAGGAACAATAGTGTCAGGAGATGCAATGGCAGACCTTTCTGGCTACACATTAGAATTCAGCGGTCAAGAGAAGATCGGTGTAATTCATGTAGATGCTGGGATTGCTAACGCAAGTTTTGTAGCTGGTCTAGCGACTACTTCAATAACACCTGCATCAAGTAACGGATAAAAATAGTTTTTTTCATTGTTTTTTAATATGGAGGAGGGCGGTCTAACAATCGCCCTTTTCTTGTTTTTATATGATAGTAATAACACCGACATCAGGAAATAAGACAATAAAGTTTGTAATGCACAATTACACAACTGATGCCTTAATTGTAGTCTTTAGAGATACTGCCCAAAACAGCAATCTATTGACAGTAACAGGCAGCTCTCTTGTTTCTAAAAACTCCTATTACAACGAACTAACAGCAAACTTTACTACTGCGCCTGTAGAGGGCAGGACTTACGAGATGCTGATAGCTTTAGCCTCTAACGATATTGTGTTTCACAAGGAAACAATATTCTGTACTGCCCAAACTGTTGAGGACTATACAATCAACAACGGGATTTATAACATGAAAAACGACTACGCTGCTGACGTAGACAACGAATTTGCTTACTATGAATAACACACACCTCATTCAGTTAGGACAGTATGAAATGCCAAAGGCTGTAGAAAGCCGCACAAATGACTATGTGGGGTATGGCGATGACAACAACTACTACGAGTATCTGATCAACACTTACATCGAAAGTCCTACACACCACTCAATTGTCAATGGTGTTGTAAATATGATATATGGGAAAGGGCTTGATGCTACCAACAGCAGTCGAATGCCTGATGAGTACGCACAGATGAAAAAGATATTTAGACCTGACGAGCTTCGTAGGGTTGTGCAGGATTTAAAGCTCTTGGGCGAGGGTGCTTTCCAGATTTTCTACAAAGGCAACAAGGTTGTTCAGGCTAAACACTTTCCAAGACAAACACTACGCCCTGAAAAGGCAAATGAAAAGGGAGATGTTGAAGCATATTATTACTCTCACGACTGGGCAAAGCACAAAAAAAGAGATAAGCTGACACGTATGCCTGTCTTTGTAAACGATGGGAAACCAAAGACACAAAATGAAATACTAATCGTAAGGCGTTATGTTACTGGTTACCACTACGTAAGTCCTCCAGACTATGTCGGTGCAATTGGCTACGCTACCCTTGAGGCTGAAATAAGCGACTACCTAATCAATGACGTGCAATGCGGTTTTTCAGGTACTAAAATAATAAACTTCAACAACGGAGTTCCTGACAGAGAGAAGCAGCTTGAAGTCAAGAGTGATGTCATGCAAAAGTTAACAGGCAGCAAAGGCGAAAAGGTGCTAATATCTTTCAACAGCACACCAGAAGCCAAAACGACAATTGATGACATTCCGCTAAACGATGCGCCTGCACACTACCAGTATTTGTCAGATGAGTGCTCTAGAAAATTAATGATAGGACACAGAATAACGTCTCCCCTTCTTTTAGGTATTCGTGATGGCAACAACTCGCTAGGCTCAAATGCTGACGAGATCAAGCACTCCTTTCAATTATTTGAAAATGTAGTCATAAAGCCATACCAACATCTTTTGACAGATGCCATAGACAGCATACTTTCAGTAAATGACATATCGCTAAATACGTATTTTAAAACGCTTGAGCCGATTGAATTTCAAGAGACAGAGCAGATTATATCAAAAGAGGAAAAAGAAGAGGAAACAGGCATTAAAATGAGCGAGGAGATGACCTGCTGCTCTAAAGATGAAGCATTTACTGACGAGCATGGCGATATACTCTTTGAAGGCTTAAAAGGAGAGATTGTAAATGATGACTGGGAGGTTGTAGAAGAACGTGATTACAGCGAGGAAAACGAGGTATTTGAGCAGTGGGCAGACAGCGATAAGAAAGGCGAGCAAAAGCTGTATCAAGTAGCATCACAACCAAGCGGTTTTAGCTACCTTGACAAGTCTTCATACAAAGTGCGCTATAAGTACGCAGTAGGCTCACGCAAGGCTAAAAAATCAGGTAACACTTCACGGAAATTTTGCACCGATATGATGGCAGCATCACGTGCAGGTGTAGTCTATCGTATAGAGGACATAGACAGAGCATCAACAAACCTAAATTTTAAAGCAGCAGAGCTGCCTATGCACAACAATCAGAAATTTGATTTGTTTAAGCACAAAGGCGGAATATACTGCCGACATATATGGAGAGAGGTACTCTACAAGCTAAAGGTAGGAAAGGAAGTGTCAGAGGACATCACAGACTACAAAAAAGCAAAAGAGATACCTGCTTCATACAAACCAAATCCGAGAGGCTCAAAGCAGTCTAAAGTCGCACCTATAAACACGCCAACAAAAGGCGCATACCCTTCATAATATGGCACAAGCACTATTTATCAGACCAATGGATGTCAAGAGGTTTACTGCTGCAAATGGCAACATAGACAACGACAGATTTTTGCAGTATTTATTCATTGCTCAAGAGATACACATACAACGCTTTTTAGGCTCTGACCTTACAGAAGCACTTGAGACAAAAATCAACGGATCAAGTCTTTCTGGCAACTATTTGACACTCGTACAGGATTACGTAAAGCCTGCTCTTTGCCACTGGGCAATGGTTGAGGCACTTCCGTTTCTTGCAATTACTATTGGGGCGAAAGGGGTGTACAGACATACATCAGAAAACGGAACAACAGCGACAAAAGAAGAGGTTGATTTTTTAGTAGAGAAGGAAAGACAAACAGCGCAGTATTTCTCAAACAGGTTAATAGATTATTTAAAAGACAACGCATCAACGATGTTTCCAGAGTATTACACAAACACAGGGAACAAGGACATCAGTCCAGACGATGATGCAGATTTTGTAGGGATAGTATTATGAAGACAAAGAAAAAAATTAAAAACGAGAAACTACTGGACTTGTATCTAGCTAAACTAATGCAAGAGCCGAGTAAAGAAAAAATTAAACCAAAAAACCCGTTTTGGGGAATATTTGAGAAAAAATGAGTTACGGATCAATTTATCAATCGACATGGTGGGGATTTGTCAGCAGTACTTACGGAAGTATCTACCAAGCTATCGCACAATCTCTTAACAGAGTTACAGCAGAAAACGGAGATTTCCTAATAGCTGAAAATGGAGACAATATAATTATAGAAGAATAAAAAAATGGCAAATAAAAAATTTAGTGAGTTTACGCTCAAAACAGATAGTGCAAACGTAGACTTCGT